AGAAAATTGCAAACTCACTGCCTGACTCAGAAGCGAAGATTGACGATCATGAGATGCGGATTCGCAAACTAGAGCAACGGATGTGGCAGGTCATCGGTGTGTTCGGATTCTTGGCCGCAATCATCAGTCCGATGGTGGCGATCCTCACATGAGCAATAACTGGAAGATTCGGCGCAGATATATTTTCGCAGCCTTCACTCTCGGTGTGGGAATGATTGTGTCAGCGGTGCTTGCGGTGTGGGCTGACCGTATGGGGGCCGGTGACCTGGTGACGGGTGGGGTTGCGTTGATAAGTTTGATTCTGACCTCATACATTTTTGGGGCAGCTTGGGAAGACATACAGAAGGAGAAGAATAGTGATGGTTAAGTGGAAGAAGTATTGGGATTTCGCGTTGGAGCGTGCAGTGAAAACTGTTGCTCAGGTTGCTTTGGCTGCAATGGTCGCTGGTGCCGGCATTCTTGATGTGGACTGGATTCAGGTTGCCTCAGTGTCACTGCTGGCCGGTCTGATGTCGTTGCTCACTTCAGTTCTCACATACGATAAGGATGCCTAATCACGACCTTTGGGTCGTAGTGTGCAACTATTCGGTCAACACTCTGAAAGTAAGGAATAATCGTGGAGCGTGACATTGTGGATGGTTTTGCTGTGCCAGTAGATCCGATGGACCTGCTCCAATGTGATTCTTGCCAGTGATACACTGAGCTCAAGGCCATGTGCCTCTCTCAAGTGAAACCCCTCAGACTCCACCTCTGGGGGGTTTCCTTATTCTCCCAGCCAGGCGTAGATGGTTCGCCTGGTGACACCGGCTTTCTTCGCAAGCTGTTTGATGTTGGTGCCTGCTTCATACTCTTCTCGGACACGCTCGCGCAGACTGTTGGTGACTTTGGCTAGGCGTTCCAGCTGCCATTCGCGTAGATCTGCGAGCTGTGGCAGGGTCATGTCTTGGAGATCGTAGCTTGATGGATGCATCATGGCCACAACTATACACGCCGAGGAGATTCAGTCTTGCTTTTCTTGTGTGTGGCGCTATACACTCGGAGTGTCCAATAGAAAGGGTGGAAACAATGGGCGTATATAAGCAGATTGATGTGGCCTTCCAAGAGGCCATGATTACCGCTGTGAACGGGGCTGACAAGGAGCTCGCTGACACTGTGGCCTGGTATAGGGAGCATGCAGCTAAGCTCCCACCGGAGTTGATGCGAGCAATCCTGACTGATGAGGCTTTCTTTCAGAAGGCTTTGACTGTGTGGGATAACGACTTGATGACTCCTAAGCCTGCTAGTGAGCATGTTGCTTTGCAAGGGTTGCGCGCAGATCTACGCAAACCTAAGTCAAACCGGCTGTGTGTCATCGGCTGGTCGCTTATCCTGCTGGCTTTGGTAGCTGGTGTCACTGTGATTGTGGTTGCACTGTGAAGGCAGGGTGGGGTCTTATCGTCATGGGTGTTCTCCTGGCGGTTTGGCTGCAACATGCTGATGCTGTGATTGCTGGCATCGGTTTGGTTGCGTTAGGTGCATGGATTTTGAGTGTAAAGGAGCCAGTTCGATGATGGATGTTCGCTGGGATGGGCGAGAAGCTACAGTGCGCCTCAGAGATGATGTGTGGTCAATGCTGGAGCCTGGCACTTTGTGTCTGACTCGGAAGCAAGCTCAGGTTCTTCGGCTGCACTTAAATGAGCTCTCTAGGGTTCCTGACTTTGAGCAGGAGCCTGAAGATGGCTAAGCGATCACTGGGTGAGCTGAACAATGATCAGAGGCGCGTGCTACAGGTGTGGGCTGAAACTATGGCTGTGTGTGAGACAGAGATGGTGAACATGTTGAACAGTGTTGACAATCACAAACCTGTTTCACCTTGGACAGATCTAGACAGCCTGGCAAGGATGGTTCATGACTGTCCTGACTGCTAACGCTCTGAAGGCAGAGTGCCAGCCCAAACCCCGTAACGCTCATTGCTTTCACTGGCGTACATGAAACACTCATCCTTGATGGGACAACCAGCACACAGCTTCTTGGCTAGTGTGATGGCGTACTCCCTAGTGGCCTTGTCTGGGAAGTCTTCGGGAAAGAACACTTCAGGACAGTCCATGCAAGGTGTGGTGCCTACGCCATCCACAGCGGCCATCAGGTTTGAGTAGGGTCTGTGTGGGTGGTCCTTCATATACTCAGAGTAATGGAAAGGTGGAGATCGTGGACAACAGAGCAGAAATAGTAGAACGGCTTGCGCAGCTTATTTTCTCTGGCTGGATTGATAGTCAGTCTGACAGCGGTTCAACCTGGAGGCAGTCGCTTCCAGCTTTGAAGGCCGCTAAGGAAGAGGCTGGTGAGGAACTGGTAGCTGAAGCTATGGATCTTGCTCGCGCGCGTTATGAGAAGCTGCGCGGTTGATGCTGGGGCCAGAGCAGTTCATTGCTTCTAAAGCGCTGTTCCCTGCTGACTGGGTTAGAGCTCGCAAAGAGGGTGTGACGGCCACACAGGTTTCTAGGGCTGCCACACCTGCCGGTTTTGAGCAGGCTGTCAATCAGTTCTGGGAGGAGTTTCAGGAGCCTGACAACCCTTACATGGCTTTTGGTAGGGATATGGAGCCTGTGCTGGCCAAGTTCGTGCATGAACGCTTTGGGATTCTGCCTAATGAGTGGCTGATTGCTAACGCGGACACTGTGTGGCACCTGGCCACGCCTGACGGACTTTCCCTAAATCATGAGTTCTGTTCTGAGATCAAGACAACCGGCCAAGACTGGGAAGACAAGGCCATTCCCATTCAGTACCGCAGACAGGTGCAATGGCAGTTACATGTCACAGGGGCGAGCGCTTGCCTGTTTGCGTGGATGCTGCGCATTGATGTGGATGGTGTGTTTGCGCCGGCATGGTTTGAACCTAAGAGCTTGTGGATTGAGCGTGATGAGGACATGATTAGTTCATTGGTTGATACAGCTGACAAGCTGTGGGAGAGGATTCATTATGGATAAGAAGGACCAAGCAGTTTTGAACATTGCAACAAAGTATGTGCAGGATCTACGGGAAACTCAGCGACCTGAGTTATGGCGAGACTTTTGGAAACTCGAAGCAAAGATTTTGGAACAGAAGAGAGGGAAGTAATGGATGTGAAGGCTGATGTGACAATCCTGGTGACAGCGGTTGATGAGGAGCTCTACACGCGCCTGCTGGTTATGGCGAACAGTATGGGTGTGAGTGTGTCTGATGTGGCGATGCTGGCTTTGGCGGCGTACATGGAGGAGAAGTGATGGCTAGGTTCTCGCTTGACGATTATGAGACCGTTGAGGAGCGCATCAAACGCTTCTATAAGGACTGGCCTGATGGTCGCATCCTGACAGAGAATGAGACGATCCCTGAGTATCGCTCTGAGAAGATTTGGGTGGTCCGCGCAATGGTCTTTCTGAATGGGGAAGACCTTGAGCGCAACTGTCCTAAAGCTTCAGGACTTGCTTATGAGGTGGACAGCGCTTCTGGACCGCAGGCTAGCTCTGCCCTTGAGGTATGCGAGACCAGCGCGATAGGTAGAGCCCTAAGTAATGCAGGCTATTCAGGCAATAAGCGAGCATCCAGGGAAGAGATGGAGAAAGTGCAGCGCTTTGAGGAGCGCAAAGTCTCTAGGGACTGGCTCGCAGAAGCTGAATCACTGAAGGATGTGGACCAGTTGCGCTTATTATGGGCTGAAGCATCGAAAGCAGGTGCTGCACCGGACATTCTGGAGAAGGTCAAAGCTCATGCCTCAGCACTTAGCGCTCCTGGCCTCGGTGAGGGAGCTGACACAGGCGTATCTGGAGGCGCAAAGAGCAAACGATCTGGTGCTAAGTGAACTGTTTAGGATTGAACTATGCAAGAGGTTGGTGAGTGTTTGTGATGCCATCGCAGATAGCGAAGGATCTACTTGAGCTGACTCAGAGTAATCGTAAAGGGGTGGAGGCGTTATATGAAGCTGAGATTGATTTGGCTAGAACTGAATCTGATTTGGACAAAGAAGAAGCTACAGCGTTTATACAGGCTGCAGGCTCGGTTGCTGAACGGCAGGCGATTGCGAAGCTTGCGTGCTCGGAGCTCCGCTTTGAGAGAGATGTGGCTAAGGCTAAAGTGAACCGCATTAGGGTGAAGATGCGATCTATTGAGTCCGAGCTCATGGCCATTGCCACCGCTGCAAAGGTGATGCAGGCGGAGATGAAACTATGACGAGGGTGTGGTCTGACCGTTGTGATGATTGTGGTGGGGGTTGGTTCCCTGATGGTTGTCGCTGTAAGGATGAGTCGTGAGCCTGCTTCTTGAGGATGATGGGGAGCTGTCGGAGGAAGAGCTGCGCGCCTGGTTAGATTCCCTGGATTCTTCTGAGGACATTGACGAGCAGGGTTAGGCTACCGTTTCATCAGGTTATACATTCCAGAAATATCACCCTTTGTCGGCGTACTCAGTCACATTAGTGTTTGTCGGCGTACGCACGCATTTCTGACGATTTGTAAGATTCACACCTGCCCAGATGTCTAGTTCGCTTCCGCTGTTATGTGTGAGCGCACATTATTTGCACATTTTGAGGCGCTTCAGGGTCGCTAATCGCTACTTTATGCAAGCTCGCGCACATCACTTAGGGTGGACTTGCGGAGAATCGAACTCCGGTCCCCACCAGATCGCTTGCGCGGTTTGCTGACAGGTCGAATCCATCCAAGCCCTCCCTAAGTGTAGCCTGGGCCTCATGGCTATCCCTAAGAAGGTTTTGAAGCTAGTTCAGCAGCGTGATGACCATTGCTGGCATTGCGGTGTCGAGGAGGACCTTGTGCCACACCATGTTAAGAATCGTGGAATGGGTGGATCTAAACTTTTGGACACTGTTGACAATTTGGCGATGGTTTGCGCGAGGTGGAACGGGGACATGGAAAGCAGTGTGACTGCTGCGCGACAGGCGCGAGCATGGAATCATAAGCAGGCTGTGTGGGAGAGGGAACACTTGCCATTGTTTGATGTGCAGGGTGGCTGGTGGTATCTTCATGCTGATGGTTCTAAGACACGCGCGACTTGGAAAGATGCAGCGTTCTAAGGTGTAGGGTACATAGAGATGGGGCAGGCTCCGCAAGAAACCCACCCCATCAGAAAACCGATGACCAACCCATCGGCTAAGTCCAGACTACCAGGGCTAGCCGGTAGATAGGACTAGCAATGAACGACCACATCAACACTGATCTGCGGTTCAGCATCATCCCTGAGTGGGTTATAGATGCAGACATCTCCGACAGGGCTGTGAGGCTTTACGCAATCCTGGCCAGGTATGCAGACAACGAAACGCTGCAGGCTTACCCATCCAGGGAGACACTCGCTAAGCGAGCTAACTGTCACTGGAGATCTATAGATCGCGCCATTGATGAGCTGGTCGCTCTTGGAGCTATCACTAAACAGCACAGGCGCAACGGGGAAAGCTACCAGTCGAACATGTATACCTTGCGAAGGGTAGCGCCACAGTTGTCACCACCTACTGACAAGGCTGACAAGGGGGTACTGACACCACAGTCAGTACCTACTGACACCGGTGGCAACCTAACTAGAACCACTGAACTAGAACCACTTAACGATATACAGCATTTAGAACCTGAAAGACAGATCAGACTACAGCAGGAGTTCAACACTTTCTGGGAGATCTACCCAAGGAAGCTTGGCAAGGGTGAAGCTAAAGGCGCTTTTGTCAAAGCTGTTGACAAGTTTGGTGCTGATGTTGTCTTGGAAGGTGCGAAAAGGTTTGCAAGCGATCCTAATCTTCCGTCACCACAGTTCATTCCGAGAGCTGCGACTTGGTTGAATCAAGAGCGCTGGGATGACGAGCCTTACAGTCCTATGGATCCTGCACAGATTCCTGGTGTGACTAAGGGTTTGAGTCGCTCACCTTATGTGGGTGGTCCTAGGGAGTGGGTGCAAGACTTGCATGACATGGGGGAGCATTTTGAGTGCAAGCCTGGAGAGTTTGGGTGCAAGTGATGACCGGTAACTCTGAGCAACCCATAGATAAGCGTTTCACACCGGAGGCGCTCGCTAATGAGGACAGAATGAAGGCAGACCTGGAGCAGGCTTGGGAATGTACCCTGCACCACATGCCCATGTATTACCATGTTGACTTCTATGCTGAGCGCGATCATCAACTGGTGGCCTGGGTTGAGGTGAAGCAGCGGAACTGTCCTTCCACGCAATATCCCACAGTGTTTATGAACGCGGACAGAAAATATAAGCATCTTCTCGCTCATTCTGAGACTGCACCAGCTTTCTTTGTAGTGCGATGGTCTGACGGTGTGACACGCTTCATTGATGTGCATGATGTGGATCCGGCTTGGCTTGGCCAGGGTGGGGAGAATGATAGGTATGGTCCTGGTATGCATGAGGTTGAGGCTGTGTTTTTGATTCCGATTGATGAGATGAGGCCGCTGTGAACGGTAATGGTGACAATCTTTGGGCTGATGCTCTTGGCATAGATCTAGAGGAGCTCTCTCATGAGCACCCTAATCATCCTGACCAGCTGAGACTGAAACGGATTATTACTAAGAAGTCCGAGAGCTATTGGGCGAGGGAGCGTTTCCTTGCACGCCTGGAGGATAGCGCTAAGACTGTTATGCCACACACCATTACTCAGCCTGAGAAGATTCGGAAGAAACGCGCTAAAGTGGGGCGCTATGAGTTCACCGAGAGACAGATTCAGATTGCTAGGGCTGTTCTAGATGCCCACAATCCGCTGTGAGCGCTGCGGTTTTGAATGGGAGCTCAGTGGTAGTAGACAGAAGACGATTCTCTGCGGTTCTTGCAGAGCTAAGAAGGTGCAAACAGTTCACACTAAGAGAGGGAAGTGCCTACCCTGGCATGGAAACTTTCTTGCGGATGACATCACACCCTGTGATGATGAGGGGAAGCCTGTGATGCCTGGTGTCAGGCGTTGCGGCCACAATGATTGTACGAATCCAAGCCATATAGAAAGGGAAAGCAATGATCAAGAATGAGGCTCAGGTTGAGTTGACTGGCTGGTTGAACGATGTCAAGGAGTTTGACTGGGGGACCGCGCTAAAGGTGTCCATTGATGTTCGCAAGAAGAACCACCAGGGCGAGTGGGAGACGGTGGACAAGACCACTTATGACATCACAACTGATGGCAGGACCGCTTTGGAGGGTGTGAAGCAGGTTACGGTGAAGGGCCGGATTACTGGGACCAGCACTTTTCAGAAGCGTGACGGTACTCCAGGCGCAGCGATCAAGGTGCGAGCTGACAGTGTGACGGTTGCTTCGGACAAGATTTTGGAGGCAGCGATCATGGAGACTTGGCCTACCGCAAAGATTGGTCCAGCTGTTGATGAGGGTGCGCCTTTCTAATGGACACTGACTTCACCGAGACTGAGATTAGAGATCTAGAGAACTCGGCTTATCAGGCTGGTATTGCTTTGGGTGAGAGCATTGAGCGCAAGAGGATTATCGCCATGCTTCTTGACGGTTGGTGCAATGATGACTCTCCGATGATTGCCGCTATCAAGGGGGATGACTTCTGATGGGCTGGTCTTATGCACTCATTTTGAGTATCTTCGCCACATTGTATGTTCTGCTCGCTCAAAACGCTGACGGGATGCTCGCCGGTTTCGCGTATACCTCCGCTGCACTCCTGTTCATGCTGGCAATGATGTTCCTAATGAGGCCTCCCAAGTAGACTAGTTAGGTGAGCCTAACTTTTGAAGTCTTTGGGAGACCAGCACCACAGGGCTCCAAGCGCTTCATAGGCCACTCACCTAAGCAGGGTGGCCGCTTCATTGAGGCTTCTAAATATCTGCCAGCGTGGAGGAAAGCAGTCACCACTGCAGCTTCAGAGGCTATCCCTGATGACATGCTTGAACCGTTGCAGGGGCCGGTGGAGCTTCAGGTGGTGTTCTTCCTTGAAAGACCGGCAACTATCAGCGTGAAGCAGAGGCCTTGGCCTATCAAACCTCCTGACATTGACAAGCTTTTGAGGGCGGTTGCAGATTCCTGCACTGATGCATCTATTTGGCTGGATGACGGCCAGGTGGTGAAGGTGACAGGCTGGAAGTGTTACGCGGACACGCGAGAGCCTGGAGCGACCATCACAATAAGACCACTATTTGAGTCTTTCGGGTTAGACTTTCCCTAGTCTCAATGAAAGGTGGAATGTTTCATGCTTGAGGATCTAGTAGCACCCAGCAAGATAAGACCTTGCATGATCAGAACTGTCCTGTCTGGTTTGGAAGAGTCAGATCAGAAGATTCTGAAGGCAGCGCTCGCGGATTATGATTCTTGGAGTCATAGGGCTCTGGGGAAAGCTTTGAGCGAGAAGGGTTTGCCTCTTGGCGAGAAGATTATTAGGGACCGCAGGGTGAGACCTTGCTCCGAGTGTGTCTGCAGGGTGGACTGATGCTTGAGGAATTAGAGCCAGCGCGGAAAGTGCATGCACCAAAGGACTTTAGGCCTGGCTTAGAGTTTGACGGTAATGAGGGGACCGCGACCACTAAAGGGCTGCCAGAGGCACCTAACTTTAATGAGTTCTTGGAGGAGCGCGGTTATTCTTCTGATGAGTATGAGATTGTGGGAACACCTCGCACTTCTCAATGGCAACGCTGGGATGGGGAGTGGCTGACCGCTTACCGGTTCCACTTTAGGCGCAAGGTCACAGACTTTGACTTGCCTACCCTGTACGCTCAGGCGAAGAAAACCACACCTAAGCCGCTAAAGGTGGGTAAGAACCAGCGGACCTATGTGATTGCGCCGGCAGATTTTCAGATTGGCAAGTTTGGCAGTCGAGGCGGACACCTTGAGTCAATCCAGAGAATCCAAGCTTCCTATGCTCGCATCGAGGGGAAGCTGAAGGCTGGCAACTACGACCACATCGTGATCCTGGACATGGGGGACATTGTGGAGGGCATCAGTAATAAGGCGGACATGGAGCAAGCCATCATGTCTTCTTTGTCACCGATGCAACAAATCGATGTGGCTGCTGCTTTGATATGGGATCTAATCAAGATGGCCAGCAAGTATGCTCCTGTCACTTATGGTTCTGTGGCATCCGACCATTGCCAGTACCGAGTGCAGAAGCAACATGTCGGCAGGCCTGGCGTGGATGACTGGGGGATTGTGATTCTGCAGCAGGTGAGGAGACTTGCTACTGAGGTGGGTTTGCCTGTGGAGCGGTGGCTGGTCCCACAACCACATGACGAGGGCTTCGCTTTTGATGTGTTCGGTGACGGCTCACACATTCTTGGGGCGATTCATGGCCACCAGGTGGCAAGGCCTGATGCTTTCCAAAGCTTCTGGACTAAAGCAGTCTTCAATGACACTTATCTTGCAGCTGCAACCCTGATGGTCACTGGTCACTTCCACCACCACAGGCTTGAACAGTTCTCTGGAACTCAGGGCCGAGAGCGTTGGTGGGTGCAAGCGAGCACTATGGACAGTGGATCTGACTGGTTTACCAGAATGAATGGTGGTGGTGGGGATTCCACACCAGCTGTTACTTGCTTTGAATTGGTGAAGGGTGAGCCTTTCAGGGGAAAGATTGACCTGTTGTGACAGAGGAGCAAGAGTTTCAACGGGTTGTCCATTCCATGTATTCTGCAGACCTGCCACCAGTAGAGGTTGTGACAGACAAGTTCAGGGCTGTAGCTAAGAACTTCTTTACAATCCCTGTGGCTTTGCTGTTTGAGTTGAAGGAGGCGCAGGTGAGACAGGATGGCTCAGACCTTCTGCTTCTGTTTGATGCTGCAGAGATAGCTTTTGAAGCTAAGGACTTTGACAACATGAAAGAGTTGAACATTCGCGACTTCCTGAATGTGATTCAAGCCTGGGTGTATTTTGATAGGCCTTTGGGGTGACAGGTGAGACTGACACACTTCTATCATGTTTACGCTGACGGGGACTGGCTAACACCTGCCACCGAGCATATTGAAGAGCTGGCCATGTCAGGCTTGATTGACAACCTTGACGATCTATTCCTTGGCATTGTGGGGACATCGGAGAACCGCGCGAAGGTGAAGGCCGAGCTCCCTGGTGTGTGTGTTGCAGAGTCCGCAACAGGCTGGGAGCAAGTAACGCTGCAGAAGCTCCACGACTTCGCACAGACCGATGATGGTGCTATTTTCTACGCTCACACCAAAGGCGCTTGGTCTAACAGTGAACTAGCTAGACAGTGGAGAGTGTCCATGACTTATGACACTGTGACACGCTGGAGAGAGTGTGTGGCCGCGTTGCACACTGTGGAGGCGGCTGGTCCTTACTGGTTGAAGTCTTGGGAGCCAGAGCATGTAGATCATGACTTCTTCTTTGCCGGCAACTTTTGGTGGGCTCGCTCGGACTATATACGCACACTTTCACCTGTAAGTGTAAGCAATCGTTACCAGGCTGAGGGGTGGATAGGATTGAACAAACCGACTGTGAAGAACATGCGTGACGGCTACTCATATTGGGGGAACTTTTGGCAACCACACTCATAACAGCGTTATATGGTGACTTTGAACCTTTGCGACCTTTGCCACAGTTTCATGGGTTCGATGATGCTGTCTGCTTCACTGACGATCCACAGCTGCAGGCTGACGGCTGGCGCATGGTTGTGATGCCAAGCGACCAACACCCAAGACTGGCCGCTAAAGCTCCCAAGATGCTGCCTTTTGATTATGTGAAGTCAGAGATAGCAGTGTGGATTGATGCAGCCTTTGAGATCACTGGTGAAGGCTTCCGAGAGTTCTGCGAGCAATCCCTTGGTGACAATGACTTGATGGTGTGGGAGCACCCTGACTTGTGGCATAGATCCTGCCTGTATCAGGAGGCTGCGTTCTGTCAGGACTGGCCTAAGTATTCTGACTGGCCTATCAGGGCGCAGACCGAGCATTACAGGGCTGAGGGTATGCCTGAGAAGTTTGGCTTGTGGGCTTGCGGTGCGATTGTGTGGCGCAACAACAACAGCGCGAGAACCTTCGGCCAGGCTTGGTATGGGGAGAACCTGCGCTGGTCCATCCAAGACCAGGTGTCTTTCCCTTACCTGCTGTGGAAGCTAAAGCCTAACCTTGGCATGTTCCCTCACAGAGAGTT